AGTTTTTCAAGCCATTGCCCTGGGCCTAACTGCTCAAGGGCACACAGTAGTTTATCACGACCTTACTGCTGATGTGGCAGTGATATGGAGCATGTTGTGGACTGGCCGTATGCGTCCCAATCACGAAGTTTATGACGCATTTAGACGTCAGGGCAAGCCAGTAATTGTTGCCGAAGTTGGTATGATACAACGCGGGCAAACTTGGAAGATTGGCATCAACGGAACCGGTATTGGCAGTTACAACTTTGATAATCTCGTACCCAATCGTGCAGCCACATTAGGATTGAGTTTGCGACCTTGGCGGTCAGGTTCAAACATTGTGATAGCCATGCAACGGCACGACAGTCAGCAATGGGCAGGACTACCAAACGTAAATGCATGGCTGGACAATGTTGTAAAACAAATCAAACAACACAGCAATCGCCCTATTGTAGTTCGACCACATCCACGTGGCACCTGCCCGATGCCCCGGGGTTGTTTGATTGATAAACCTCGAATGACACATGGCACCTATGACGACTTTGATTTTGACCGAGTATTGGCCACTGCACATTGTGTCCTAAATTGGAACTCAGGTCCAGGGCCGCAAGCTGTGATTCACGGGGTTCCTGCGTTTGTTGGGCCTGATAGTCTAGCGAGCCTAATTGCCAATTGGGATTTATCGCAAATAGAAAATCCCCCACGTCCTGATCGCACAGCATGGCTAGAACAACTGGCACACACTGAGTGGACTGTAGAGGAGCTACGTTCGGGTTTGCCGTTTACACGCTTAGTCTTTTGATGTCGGCGTCGACCATGTCACGTATCATGGTTGCAAAGTCTGTGCGTGGCTGCCATCCCAACAATTCTCTGGCTCGAGTGCTGTCACCACATAGACTGTAGAGTTCAGCTGGGCGTTTGAATCTTGGATCGCTCTTGACCAAGTGTTGCCATTCGGATATGCCCACGTGTTCAAATGCCACACGACATAGGTCACCAATGGTGTGTTGTTGTCCAGTGGCAATCACGTAGTCCCGTGCTGTGTCTTGTTGTAACATCAACCACATGGCTTCCACAAAATCGCCTGCAAACCCCCAATCCCTAGCACTGTCTAAATTGCCCAAGGTCACAGAGTCTGCCAGGCCCAGTTTGATACGTGCCACTGCGTCTGTGACCTTGCGGGTAACAAACTCACGTCCACGCAAGGGCGATTCATGATTGAACAATATACCCGAACAGGCATACAGACTGTAACTTTCCCGGAAGTTGATGGTCATCCAGTGTGAATACAGTTTGCTGACACCATAGGGACTGCGTGGACGAAATGGTGTGGTTTCACTTTGTTGGCCAGGCTCAGTGGCATTACCAAACATTTCACTGGTGCTGGCTTGATAGAAGCGAGCATTGGGATTGTGTTGACGTATGGCGTTGAGTAAATTCAACGGACCCATGCAGTTGACTTCTGTTGTGAGTTTGTTTAGGTCCCAGCTGATGCCAACAAAACTCTGTGCAGCAAGATTGTAAACTTCTTGAGGCTTGATGGTCTGCATGATGTGATTCACACAGTTTTCATCAGTGATATCGCCAGTCACAAGTTCAACGTCGTTCTCAATGCCCAGCCAGCGAATGTTGTCTAGATTGGGATTGGAGTAACGCTTGACCAGGCCATATACATGATAGCCTTTTTCAACGAGGTATTTTGCGAGATACGGGCCGTCTTGGCCCGTCATCCCAGTTACAAGTGCAGTCTTTTTCATACTGCTATTTACAGTGTTGTTTAAAACAGGTCAACTTTTTCCCAGGGCAGTTTGGCTTTGCCAAAATGCCCATAGTTGGTGGTGTCGCTGTAGATGGGCCTAAATAGATCAAATCGTTCTATGATGCCACGTGGTGTAAGATCCACATTGTCTTGAATCCATTTGGTAAGGTCGCGGCTGTTGCCATCACTGTCCACATAGAAACTCATGGGCTGTGCCACACCAATGGCATAGCTGACCTGCACTGTGGCCCAGGATGCTTTTTGCGCAGCCACAATATTCTTGGCCAAGTAACGCATCATGTAAGCAGCAGACCTATCGACCTTGGTGGGATCTTTGCCTGAAAATGCTCCGCCACCATGTGGTGCGTAGCCACCGTATGTGTCCACAATGATTTTGCGCCCGGTCAGTCCCGTGTCTCCATCAGGACCGCCAATAACAAAACGACCAGTAGGATTAATAAAAAATTCTGTACGATTGTCCACATAGTTTTCAGGAAGAATAGTTCTAATTATTTCTTCAATGGCATGCCGCACACTTTCAATGCTGACATCGTCACTGTGCTGAGTGCTGCATACCACTTTGCTGATGCGCACAGGTTCACTGCGATCGTTGTATTCAAATGTAACCTGACTCTTGGCATCTGGACCAATCCATGTGGTCATACCAGATTTTCTAATTCTAGCCAGCTCTTCCACAATGCGATGGCTCCAGTATATGGCACTGGGCATGTAGGCATCGGTTTCGTTGTTGGCATATCCAAACATCAAGCCCTGATCTCCTGCACCAAATGTGTCTGTGCCCAGAGCAATGTCTGCACTTTGGCCGTGCATGAGATCGGTGACTTTGACTGTGCGCCAATCAAAGCCGGGTTGTTCATAGCCAACGTTGCGTATCACTCGCTTGACTGCGGCTTCAACTTCCTCGTTGTGCAAGATACCTTTGTATTCACCTGCCACTACCACTGTGTCTGTGGTCACAAGAGTTTCACATGCACATCTTAGGCGGTTGTCATGCTTGCTCATCACAAGATCCAACACTGCATCACTGATGGCATCGGCCACTTTGTCTGGGTGGCCTTCACTCACACTTTCGCTTGTAAACAAATAACTCATAAATTTAAACTGTAATGTCTTCCATACCGGCTGTGCGCAGCCGCACAATATGACCCATTTGCCACTGTTTGGTTTCAAGGCCTTTCATCACGCCCAACCAACGGTTGCGCAGCAACGCCACTTCGTTAATGATAGTCTCAAAGTCAATGACTTCGTCTTCGCCATCCACGTACTTTTCAGCGTCCCTACTAGTTAGTGCGCGAGCATAGGCTTCAAGATATTTTTGAAAATGCTTTCTGCGAATTTTACGCAACTGAATGTTGAGAAACTGAAGCACAGCTTCAATCTCTTGCAGTTGATTGAACCTGTGCTCGGTGTGTCCTGGCAATTCTTTGATGTTGCGTTCAACCAAGCCACCAATTCTACATTCGCGCTTGGCTTCTTCTAGTTCGCGTTCATAGTGAGCTATGAAGTCTGGGATGGCATCCAGACCAGCAACTATGCGACTATACCACATCACTCATCCCATTCGTCTTCGTTGTAATCTTCTTCTTCAGATTCTTCGTCTTCGGCGTAGTCCTTGTCGTTGTCCAGGTAACTGGTCAAGGCTGTTTTAATATCGCGATCGCCTTTGAATGCTTCTTTGATCTGTTCAGCATCACAATCATTGTCCATCAATATCTGCACCACTGTTTCGGCTGCTTCAGTACGGTCAACAGTGTTGATGTATCGTTTTAGTTCTCCCCAAATGTCACTTACCACTTGTTCTGTCATTCTGTGTCCTCCTCAAAGGTACTTACCGTTTCTTTTTGATTTTTAAAGTCGGCCATGAGTCGGTCCAAGCAGCCATCTTCATTTGATTCCCAACCTTTGCGGAAGAACTTGATAATTTCTCCGTCTGAAGTCACAAACATCAAGCGATTGCCATCTTTCTTCAACAGTCCTTTTTTCTCAGCCAAGTCTGTGAGACCTGAGTAAGGATTCATACCTGTTTCATAAGGAATCTTGACCTGCACACCTTCAAAAGGCTTGGCATAGCGAGTTTTCATAACTTTACAAGCACTACGAATGCCCATGACTTCTGAAATCTTGTTGCCGTCCTCGTCCTCTTTGAGTTTGAGCTTTTTCATGGCCACCACAATAGAGCTGGCGTAAATGAAACCTTGACCGCCTGAGATTTTATCATCAGGGTCAAACATATCCTGTGATGCGTAGGTGTGGTTGGTGCAAACCAAGCCCACATTGTATGAACCAAACATGTTCACACAGTTACGCACCAAGGCAGTGAGAGCTTTGGGCTTACGGCCCAGATCACCCTTCATTTCGCCTGAATCAAACTGATTGACATCAGTGGGAGTCAACAACATGCCCAGTGAGTCAATCACAAACATGACCTTGGGACGCTCGCCTTCGGCCAAGGCCTTGTAGTCACTCATGAATGTTGATATGGTCTTGGCCACATCGTCAATCATGGCCATGCTCAATTTGAGTAGTTTGC